TAAATGGCTTAGATGAACTATCTAGCCACTATTATTGTGCTGCCTCTGACGTATATGCAGTTTCGACTTGGGTAGAGTATGTAGGCTACTTTAGAGGTACAGCATCTCCTGGATTTGCAGAAGCTAGTCCTAACTATAGTGCAGCAGCAAAGCTTCATACAGATGTGGCTTACTTCCGACCACTTATCCTAGCTAACTTTTTAAATAAAAATGGTGTATCTGGAGTAGACTACTTTAAGATAGAAGAATTTGACACAGATGGGATAGACAATGATACTTGCAATGGTACATGGACTCAGTGTCAAGCTTATAGTAATACTGCCAATTTCGGTGGCTTTCCAGGACTCTACAATCCAGAGGTAAGGATAGTGTAATGTTCTCTGATCTAATAGGCAAGAAATTCGCATACCACGGCAGAGGGCCGGAAGAGTATGACTGCTATGGACTTGCAATAGAGGTGGCTAGGAGAGTAGGTATTGACTTTCCTAGCCATCCGAGCTATACTTCTATACATGAGAAGCATGAAGCTATTACAGAAGGAGTAAAGAACTGGAAGAGATTGGATTCTCCAGAGCTTTACTCCTTAGTTGTATTCAGCATCCGACCTCCTTATGTTGGGCATGTAGGGATAGTGTTGGAGTATGGGAGATTCCTTCATATCTCTCCTCATACTGATGTAACTATAGAGCGTTATGACAAAGACCCTTGGAAAAATAAAGTGAGAGGATTCTATCAATGGCAAGGTTGAGAAGAGTTACTAATGTATTTGAACAAGCTGAGCTGTGTGAGGAGTTTACCTTCCTTGGGTCTATTGCTGATCTTGTAGAGACGGAGTTTCCTGCTGGTGAGTGGGAAGTTGTGTTGAATGGGAAAGTGTTGACTAAAGATCTCTGGGAGGTTACTTATCCTAGAGATGTTGATGTTATACTTGTGCATCCTCTTATATCTGGAGGGGGAGATAACGATAAAGCTACTCTCCGTACAGTTGCACTCATAGGAGTCTCTATAGCTTCTATGGGAGTAGGTAGTGCTATCAGTGGCTCCATGTTAGCTGGAACTACTGTCGGTACTACACTTACTATGGGTCAGACCTTTGTGATGATAGCGGGTATGACTGCTACCAATATCATCGGTGGGATGCTAGTAAATAAACTAATCCCCTATCCTGAAACTAAAGACAAAGCTACTAAAACTCACTCTGCATATGGATTCTCTCCTGTTGCAACTCAGCAGCAAGGGTTAGCCATTCCCATGTGGTATGGGGATTTTAAACTTCGTAGTGGGAATGTGATACAAGCGTATAAAGAGAATCAAACTGTATCTGATACTGTTAGTGCAACTTACTATGATATTATAATGAGTCTTGGACTTGGGCCGTGGGAGTCTATTAAAACTATAGATCTTCCTGGGGCAATTAACTCCGATAAGACTCAGAAGGAATATAGACTAGGGTTGTTGAATCAATCAGTTTTTGCTGATAGTAAGACATATAATATTACCAGTCATACGGTAGACCTAAGTGTATTTGATAATCATGTGAAAGATACTGAGTATGTTGGAAGTAAGACTATTAGTTTTATAATCCCAACTACTAATATTGAGAAATTCGACTTTGATATTCTCTTTAGCTCTGGAGCATACTCCATCTGGAGTGATGGACAGGAAGGGGGGAATAGAATTGCTGTTTCTGCGTATGTTGCGGATTCAGCTACTCTTTCTGGTGGAGACTATACTTGGCAACCTGTGAACCCTAAGAACTTTCCTGGGAATCTTGCAATCACTGGTGGGATTAGTGCTCATAGTACAGATCCTACTAGATACTGGTCATATGGGTGTTATTCTAGATATATAATTGACTTGAATCTTGGTAATGGTGGGAGTTCATTACTAGCTGGAGGTAGTGGATCTAATCTGGAAAGAACTGCAGAAAGTCAATTTACCACTGTACAAACTGTATGGGTTGAGGTAGCTCAGGGTGCTGGTAGTGAGAGTTCCATGCCAGCAACTCCTAATTTATTATCCCTCTATACTTGGAGATACCTTCCTGCATATGAGAGAATCATGCAGGTTGGGGCGTCTACTCAATTAGTAGCAGATTACAACATGTTTACCCATGATGTGTTTTCAGTTAACTATTCTGCTGAAATTAACACAGCTACAACTGTAGCATCGTATGTGTTTAAACTAGTAATAACTCGTAACTTTGGAACTCCTAACCCAGCAGCAACTAATGTAACTTATGAAGGTAGTTACTGGGAAAGTAATATTGCTACGTTTAATACTTATAATAACTCAGTAAGTATTAATCCCCTGACTTATCCTAGAAATGTATTAGCCCGAATAAGTGCTCTTGCAAGTGAGAATGTCAAATCCATAACTCCTGAGATTAGTTTCTTTGGGAGAAAAGTAGCTTACTGGACTGGAAGTGAGTGGGCATTTGGGTATAAGAATAACCCCGCTTGGGTGTGTTATGACATACTAACTCAACCTCTCATGCCTGATGGGACTATTGCTAACTGGACTACAACTTCACCAGCACTTAGATATGAGGGAATAAATCCCTCACAACTTGATTATGTCTCCTTCAAAGCTTGGGCGGATTTCTGTGATGATTTAGTAGCTGCAAATCCCACTGGAACTGAGAAGAGATATGTATTCAATGGTGGGTTTGATGAGACTAGTTCCATGTGGGAAGCTGCACTTGCTGTAGCTGGAATGAGTCAAGCTTGGTTAGTTTGGCATGGCAGTGAGATTCAAGTAGTGTTGGATCACACGACAGCTGTAAGTAGTATGTTTACAACTGGGAATTATATTACAGACTCTGTGAAGGTAAGTTATCTCTCCCTCCATGATCGTGCAACAGCAGTCGAGGTGGACTACATTGCTGAGGGGCAGAATTATAGTAGTAATAAATTCTCCCTAACAGAGAGTGGATTTTCAGATACACAGAAGAAGGTTAGTATTCAACTGAGAGGATGCACCAGTGACTCCCAGGCGTATAGAACAGCTAAGTTTGAACTCTTAAAGAATAAGCATCTGAAGAAAACTATAGAGTTTCAAGCTCCCTTGAATGCAGTAGCATGTACTATCGGAGATGTTATAGCATTTCAAAGTAGTACAGGAAAATATAACTGGGGTGGGCGGATTAAGGAGATAGTCTCTCCTACTGTAGTTGTGTTAGATAGGTCATTCATATTTGATATTGCTGTCACATATACTCTAAGGGTAATGAAGGAGGATGGAACTATTGTAACAGCAGCTTTAGTTGCCCTTAGTGGTACAACTGATACTATTACACTGGCAGAGAGTATCACAGTAACAGCTCTTGATACCTATGCCATTGGTGAGAATACATTAGTCACAGAGACTTTTAGAGTTCTAGATGTATCTCAGAGTACGGATTTGTTATGTACTCTAAGTTGTGTTCAATATGTCGCTGAGATTTATGATTATAATGATTCAGATGTTATTAGTATGGTATATACTGCTATCCCAGATATGCCGATGGTGAGTATAGTAGGGGTGAATACCAGTTCTTATTTCGATACTAATAAAAAACATAGAAGTATTATTAGCTTCAGTATTACAAAACCAGATAGTATTTATTATAAGTATTCTAAGGTATATTATAAAGAGACTTCTCAAGAAGATCATGAATGGGTGTTTGCAGGGATATTAGCAGAGAGTAGTTTTTCTCTTGAAGTTCCGTTATATTCTACTGAGTATGTAATTGCAGTAGCGACTGTGAATACTCAAGACATCACGATGAACCTTCTTGATGCTCCACAGATAGCTATTACTTCAGCATTAGCAGTTCTTCCAGCTGTTAGCTCTTTAACTGCAACTCCACAGTATCTCTCGACGTTAGCTACTTGGAGGCATCAGAATAATTCTTCAGTAAGTAGTTATGAACTCTGGATGAGTTCTACAAATGATAGAACTTTAGCAACCCAGGTATATGGTGGGGTGGAGAATAATACCATAGTCCAGATAGATCATAGTCTGATTTACTATCTCTGGATAAAGCCTATTGATTCTCTTGGTAACTCTGGAGCTTGGTTCCCTACAAGTCCTACAGCAGGCATAGAAGCTACTAGTGATGTGTTGGATCTTTCGCTTATTAATGAATATAACCAAGTTGCTCCTAACCCAACATCTGTAACAGCTGCTACACTTTCCTAAAGGAGAATAGAATGGCTAAGGTAATAAAGAATGTGAGTTTCAGTTGGGAATGGACTGGGGATGAGAGACTTTTGCAGGGGTTTAATATAGCTCTTTGTAAGTCTACAGAGACTCCGTTGACTGAGGTAACTGCTAGTACCTTCGTAGCTATGCGAGGAACTTCTGAGACTCCAGTGGTATTAAATCCTAGTTATACATTCTCGAATGTGACATTAGATGATGGACTTTACTATGTCCCTTTCGTCCAAGCTGTCTATCCTGGGGATGATAGTGAATGGCTAGGGGCTACTGGGATTCTCATTGATGATGATGGAACTTCCACAGTTGCAACTGAAGGACAACTCCCTGTTGTATTCTTCCAAGACTCTACTCCTAGTGGGAAATTTGGAGACACTTGGATAGATACCAATGATGATAATAAGAGCTACTATCATAATGGATCTTCTTGGGTAGAAGGGAAGTATGGAGCAGATGGGGTGAATGGGACTAGAACTGCTATCCTTGAGATGTATCAAGCAGCGGTTAGTGTTCCTACTACTTTCCCTTCAGGTAGCTCTACTTACACTTGGGCTACTGGACAGTTTACAGCTCCAGCTACCCCTAACTCTTGGGAACTAACTCCTCCTACCGTAGATGCGGGGGAGACTCTCTGGATTTGTAGAACTGTATACGCAGATACTAATACTTCTACAACTACAGCTATCACTTGGGCAGCGACATATGCTAGAGCGGCATCCTCTAATGGCACAGATGGTGCTAATGGGGCTAGAACTGCGATTCTAGAAGTCTACAAATGGGAACCCACAGGAACTTCTAGCTTCTCTTATCCTTCAGGAACTTCTACCTATACCTGGGCTACAGGGGTATTTGGACTTCCTGATTGGAGCTTAACTCCAGGAGCTGCAACTGCGGGGTATACGTTATTCGCTTGTATGGTGGTGTATGTAGATAGTCTGGTGACGACTACCTCAACTGTAGATTGGGCTAATAGAACTGGAGTAGCATATGCAGTTGGGGTAGCAGGGACAGATGGAATAGATGGAGATGATGGTGTTAATGGCTTTAGTGGGGTATTAACTAACGAATCCCATACAGTTGCAGCATTGGTGACTGGATTAGGGTATTCCCTTACTACTGCTGGAGGAACTTTCAAAGTTTACTTTGGGACTACTGATGTCACCACCTCAAGTACCTTTGCCATCACTGGTGGTAGTGATGGAGGGACAACTTGGACGAAGGTACAGAATGGACTTACTTTCACTATCAATGAAACTACTGGAGTCTACTCTCTCAGTGGAGCCACATGGACAACTGACAGTGAGAGTTTTACAGCTACTGGAACGTATAGTGGTGGAGTTGTTACGAAGGTTTACACGATTAGTAAGTCCAAAGCTGGAGCAGTTGGGGTAGATGCTACAGTTGTGAGTGTAACAGGAGAACAAGCATTTAAGTTCCTTACAGGAGCGAGTACTCCAGTAAGTACTAGTATAGTCCTCACAGCGACTCTTGTTGGGGGACTTACTACTTATGACTGGGAATATTGGACAGGTAGTGCTTGGGCTAATCTCTCAGGAACTCAGAATGCTAGTACCTATACCCTAGCTTATAATAACTCTGCTTGGGGAAGTGCAACAGCACTTCGAGTTCGTTGTCTCTCAGGAACTATGTTTGATGAGATCACTATTCTCAAACTCTACGACGGTGCTGTTGGTCAGGGACAGGTTAAAGGAGTTTCTTTCCTTCGTGCCACTAGTGCACCTGCTACTCCTACTGGTGGTAGCTTTGCTTCACCTACTGCTACGAGCTGGAGTGATGGGATTCCGGCAGATAATAATCAAGCCTTGTGGATGACTACGAGGTTGTTTACAAGTGATGGAGCTTCTCCTCAACAGAGTGTCTGGACTACTCCACAGAAGATAGGAACACCTTCTACTGGGATTAGAACTATATTTAGTGTATTAGGTACTACAGCTTCCATTGGAACTACAGATGCTACTTGGCATGTGACTCCGACAACTCTTGATGCTTATATGGCTACGCAAGCTTCTACTGATAACGGAGTTACTTGGGGAGCTATTACTGGCAAGGTAAAAATTAAAGGGGAGCAAGGCACTACTGGATATCTGACAACAAGTAATTTTATTGATGGATTGACTGGCTGGACTAGCCTTCGAGACGGAAACCCCTCAACGATTTCTACAGTGCTAGGAACACTCATAACTGATGATACTGACTTTGGTATTTGTGGGGAGTTTGACTGGTTTGACGTTGCTGGAGAAAATGTCTTACCTAAGCAAGTAGTACAGGTTACTCCTGGCCGAGTATATAAGATTTCTTCCACATTTAAGTTAACCTCCCTGCCACCAGACGGGATAGCCAATTTTAATATAGTAGTACCTGGACAGACTCTTACATATGCAAATGCAGGTACAGTTTTTGGGGTAGATAGTACCAATGTGAGTGCTATAGATACAGTAACCACAGTATCCGTTATCGTTTCATCTGCTGTGATTTCAGGAACTCAACAACTCTCTGCTACTTCAAGGTTCTTCCGGGCTGGCTTAAGGCTCAATGGTGCAGGAGAGACAGGAACATTTACCATACGGGTAAGCTCTGTATTAATTGAAGATGTAACAGAGGCATTCACAGCTCAGGTGGCAGCAGCAGTAGCACAAACCCAGTTAGATACTCTCCAAACACAAACTGATAATAAAATAAGTGTCTATGTCCAATCAGCAACACCTTCTTGGACAGATGATAATGCCAATCATGTGGAAGATCAATGGTATAAGACTACGGAAAAGAAATGGTATAGATATACTGGTTCAGCATGGAGTGTGAATGATACTAGTGTCTATGATGCAGCTACATTAGCAGCAGGGAAGACTACTTATCATTATGAGTCAGGGACAACTTCGCCAAATACTGCTACTGGAGTTGTTGGGGATTTTTGTATGTATAAGAATACCTCTACTGGTATTGTTTATACTTATAAGAAAACTGGAACTTCTACCTGGACTGTGCAAGCGGGGAGTTTCAAAGATGGAGCTACTGATGATACAGCTGCAAATACTAAGACAAAGACTTTTCTAACTACTCCTACAACGCCTTATCGAGTAGGGGATTTATGGTACACAGGAGGAAGTGTAGCCTCAAGTGGGGATATAAAGAAGTGTATTACAGAAGCACTAACTGGAAGTTATAATGCAGCTCATTGGGTGATAGCAACGAAGTACACTGATGATACAGCAGTTACCACTCTCGCTGGAACAATAGGAGGTAGTGGAGTTAATATCCTCAGTGCTTTATACTCTGGATTTGAGCAGCCTACAGCACCAACTATTACACCAGTAGGATGCACAGTTAATATAGATTCAGTTGGCAGACATGCAGGGTCTACTAAGTCATTAAAGCTTGCTGCAACTTCTGATACAGCTTATGTTTACTTTGGAGCTACTTCAACTACTTATAATCTCCCTATAACAGCTGGAAAAAAGTGGATAGTCAGCGGATGGGTTAAGTGCAGTGCTGCTAGTAAGAACGGTAGATTCTATATTCGTACTGCAACAGTGGGGACTTATTACTATGGGAGCTTTACGACTTCAGCTACTCCTGATACCTGGGAGAGGGTAAGTGTCGTTATAGATGTGACTGGAGATACTACTTCTACAATGGCTTGGATGTCTCCTCAGCATACTGGTGGAACTGGTGTCAGTATGTGGTTCGATGATTTAATGATGGAAGAGCAGGTGGGAGCCGGGACTGCTGCTAGTGGGTATGCGGCACCGATTTGGAAGATTACAGATAGTATTCAAAGTGTGATAAGTGGGATTAATCTACCAACTACTGGGATGCAGACGGGACTTAATATCACAAAAGATTACCTTGGGTATTATGATGGAAGTAGTTGGAAGAGTTACATAGACTCTAGTGGGAATTTCAAGTTTGGGGATGGAACAACTACCGCTGGAATAGCTTGGAATCAATCAGCAGGGACATTGGCTATTCGTGGTGCTCTTGTTGCAGATGATATTACTAGCGGGACGTTAGATACTATAGATATCACAGGTAGTACTATCACAGGTAGTACTATCCAGACCTCTGATACAGGTAAGAGATTAGCTATATATGCAAGTAATTATAGTGATCCTAACCTCGCTGGTGAGTTTAGGATGTATGATGATCTAGGTGGTATTGGTGGTATTGTACCGATAATTACGATAGGAGTTAATTTAAATACTAGTAGCACCTCTATTGCTACTATTGGTAATGTAGCTTCTGGTAATAGTTTCACAGCACTAAGAGCTTATTCTAATGCTGGATATGCGTTATATGGGAGCTCTATAAGTAATATTGGGATTTATGGTCTGAGCGCAGGAACTGGCACAAATACTGCTGGTGTGTTTGGGAGCAATACTAGTAGCGGGCCGGGAATTTCAGGATATTCTGTGAGTGGGTATGGCGGGATTTTTACTGGTAATGCTACTAAAGCAGCAGTTAATTTAGTTCCTGTAGCAACTCTACCTACTAATCGGGCAGCAGGATCAATATGTTTTTATAATGGTATTCTTTGTTTTGCTAATGGAACACACTGGTATAGTTGTAGTGGAAATACACAATTAACATAAAGTAGAAACAAAGAAGCCCACAGAGAGTTAGATTTCTCTGTGGGCTTTTCTATGTCTACATATCTCTATCAAGATCAGGAATCTTATCTTGTAGTTCTTTTAGATTTGCTGCTAAATTAGTTGCTGTACTCTGTAGCATTTCTTTTTCACTACGGAGTTGAATAAGTTCTGCATTACGTTTGAATAGCATCTGAAGAAGTATCTGTTCATTCTCTAAATTCATGGCTGACTCACAATCTTGTAGACTTCACGAGTGGCTTTGATATCACCAAGAGCGTCATGGAAGTCTGCATCAATGTTGAAGTAACGGGCGATAGTAGAGAGCTTGTGGTTTTCTACAGTTCCACCTTTGCCGACTTTGATATTCTGTCGTTTGAACCATTGACGAGTTAGGCCGAGAACATCGAAGCTGGATTCATCAATGAGAGAATGGAAGTCGTGAGAAGGATCATTCTTCTCAAACCAAGCCTTTAACATTCTGAAGTCAAAGGAGACGTTATAACCAGCCAGGATGAAGGTGTCGTTAGGGTCTTCATGATTTACATACTCACGAAGGAGTTTCACCAGTCTATTGAATTTAATAGTCGGATGAGGGAAAGTTCTGATCTGTTGTCGAGTGACTCCGTTACACTCTAATGCTGCATCTACTATCTTGTCTTTAGTGAAGATATTCATACGATAGTTGAAGGATTCTACAACTTGACTATCAAGTTCGATGAGTCCAGCCATTTGTATAATTCCGTTATCTACTGCAAGCCCTGTCGTTTCACTATCCAGCCAAAGCACCTTTATAGCCATTATTTAGTACCTCCACTAATTGTACTACTTGAAGCCACAGGAGCTTTAGGCAATTCCACTTTAGCATCCACTAATACCTTCTTAACATCAAACTTCCATCTAGCTATGATCTCTTCCTTGACTTCAGGGGAGATCATTCTCCAGGAAGAGCCTAGACCACTTCTAGAGTTAATGTCAATGAGGATTACTTCTATACACTTGTCTACTAGTTCTTCAGTTGTGGTTATCAAGGGATTATGTCTCCTTAGTAAGGGGTTCCTTCATCATACAGGGAGGGGTCAAATGAATGTAAACATCCTTTGAGGTAAGTATTCTTCTTATAACAATAAGAATTGAGGTAGATCTCTTGACTCTTCCTACACTCCTCTACTACCCACTTTTGATTAATGTCTCCAGCAAAGAAGGTACAGAAGCTACAGGAGGGTTTTATATTAGATCCACAGCCTATACACTTCTTTGCTGGAGTAGATTTCACGATACATAATCCTTAATAGGGTGGTAGAATGGGAGATCTGGGGAGTCGAGAGCTAGATCTTGTTGATAGTGTTTGGGAATACACTTGCATTTCTCTAAACTCTTCAGGGCTTTTCGATCATAATCTACGATATTCTTCGCAAACCCACATAGCTTGCATTCGTAGTATATTCGAGTTTCTCCCTCTAGATAGATGGCTTTACGAATGTCCATTGAAATCTCCCCAATTGTTGAGAATATCTATAGTTGGTTTAAACCAGATAATAAACTCATTATGAGATATTCTAATCCCTATAAGAATATCACTATAGGATTTACCATTAGCTTCAAAATTTAGAGTCTTAGCAAGACTTTTCCTTGGATCATTATGAGTGCCTTGAGTAACAATTAGATTATCTATATTGAATATTTTATCTTCAAACTTTACTCTTACATTTCCTAGAAACATTAGTAATCTCCTTTATCCCCCGCAACTTTCCCAGC